ATAAAGAAGAAACTGTTTAAAATGGATTGGTTGATTTCCACTCCGAACAGATCTGTACTATCAGATCTGGAATCCGTGTCCCGTATTATCTGGCTGCCGCAATTCCTGAGAGTATGCTTTGAAGGGTCAAGCTTATGGGCTATATATACTCGTTCTATCTTCAAATCTGGAGTCGTTTGGTAGAAAATCTTCGTCTGTGGTATATCGTAAAACAATTCCTGGTAGTCATCGACTATCAGAACCTGGTTGAACCCCAATCTCTCCAGCAGGTGAGGTATATTTTCAAAGGGTTTATCTTGAGATGTGTCAGAATCGTGGTATGAGAAAGGAAATGATTGTATAATCTTTTCAAGGTACAGTTCTACCAAAAATTTGATGACCAGGTAAGGATCTAGAGATTCAATCTCGATGTCTTGGAAATCTGGATTAAATTTCAACCTAAGCAGTAAATGCAGCAACACGTGTGGGTCTCGATGGGTATGGAAAACGAACAAGCCTCCTTGTTGGGAAGTGGGCACCATATCCAACATCAAATGAGAATAATTGGTCAACAGAGCTTCCCTCAGATACTCAACGTCACCTTTGTATGGGTCAGCATAGCTTATATTGGCTGAGTAAGATTCATTAAATTGATAAGCGTTTTGGAGCAGTGAATCGTCATAATAATTATCCGTGGCTTCTCTGATCTGATTTTCAATGATGGTCACAACTGGTTTAGATAGGTTATACTTGTCGAGCAAGTGATTAGCATAAGCTTTTCGGCACTGAGGGCATTTCTCAGAATCGCGCATGTTAAACATGTATCCGGCATCCCGCCCCATGTAATATGCGATCTGTTCCTCATCTAATCTTTTGGCATACATTTTCTCTCCTAATTCTGTAGCTCCCTCTTTGTGATCTTTAGGAGGTTGAGCTTTAAACTTGCCAAGTAACAGTTCAGGCTTCTTGCCAGTGTGTATTTTATCTAAGAAAGTTTGGACGATGGGCAATTGGCTCCCCCATTTTTCTTCTGCCAGTGCGACTTGTTCACGATATTCGAGAGTTTCTTCGTCGCTATAGCTCAGGGCTGTTTGACTAAAAGGGGTGTAGTTGAGGAGTCTATAAAGAGGTCTTACCAACTTATAACCACACTTATCGCAGAACACACATTCAGTGGAGCAGGGTGTGGAATCTGCGATATTTCTGCTAATTTTGATATACTTAAGGAGCAAGCCCAACCCACTAGGTATATTTCGACGCTCCAAAGAAGTAAAGACTTGATAGAAATTATACTGAAGTTCTTCCTCGTTAGTTTGTGTTGACTTAGCGAACAAATTGTCATCATCGCCTGAGATGGTCCCAACTAAGTCGATTTTCATGCGATAAGCAATAAACTTAGCTATCAAGCACATCAGGAAGGTATTCAATGTTGTAGTAATGCAATTACCGGAGGCCATCTTGTCATCAATGACGATTTGGAG